GTGCATCCAACATGGCAGCATCAAACTTGTCTTGTTCTGTCATTAGACTTTCTTTGGCTGCTTTTTGTAATGCCATGTCTGCTTGAGTATATTTCTGACGTAGTGCAGCCAAGACTTCTTCATACTTGGTATTCTTATCTAATCTACCAGCAAGATTATCTTCATTAAGTTGATTGAGATCTTTCTGAAACTTTTCTTCGTTAGTTAAATTAGTAGTATTTTGATCTACAATAAGTTTCTTATATTTCTCACTGTAGTTTGTTCGAATGCTGTTAAGAACACCTTGATATTCTTCCTCACTCATGCGACTATTTTTTCTGCGATGCTCTTCAAGATCAAAAACATCCTTGTTAAACTTATCAGTTTCACTTAGACTTTTATCTTGACTGCTCTTAGTAAAAGAAAGATAATCTTTGTATCTTTTTTCAAGTTCATCTGTGGCTTTGGTATTTTCATCTCGTTCTTTAAATTTTGCTTCAATACGAGTCTTTGCATTGGCTACTTCAGTATCTGTAAAGTAAATATTTTGCTTGCGACTGTCTTCAATAACTTTGTCAAGAGCCTTTTGAACTTCTCCACTTCTCTTACGTTCATCACTAAACAATTTAGAAGTTGTAATCTGTTCATCAATGCTGGCTGTCAATTGATCCATCGGAGTTTGACTGACTCTTGCCTCAATGCCTAATTTCTTAAGCAATGCAGCCATTTCAGTACTGATAGGCAATCCTTTTTGTTGGGCGTCATTGGCATCTATAATTTGCTGTTCAAAAGTTCCAACACTCTGAGTAGTTGTCTTGGCCTCAGTGCTGGTTATACCTAATTTTTTACCAAGCCAATCAATGCTTTGACTTAGGTAACTGCTTGACTTGCCTGTGGCATCTTGTGAACTGCCAAATGTAGCCAATGCTCCAACACCAACACCAATAAGACTGATAACTCTACCTAATGGAGTGGCAGCCAAGAATACCAAGGCTGTGCTTAATCCTCGAACTGCCACTGTGGCTCCCAATGCTGCCACTGTGAATGCTTCTACCACAAATACCACAGCCTTGATCAGGGCCGCAATGGTAAATGCTGCCGTCAATGCAACCATGGCATAGGTCAAAGGTTTAATATTAGCAGCCAAGGCATCAACTGCTCTTGACATTAGATTAGCACCATCAGTAGTGTCAAGAATATCACGAACAGTTCTTTGAAAGGCATTACTTAATCCTGTAACACTTTGACCCAGAGTCTTAGGCATTTTGTCTATTTCTTTATTAAGTGTAGACAAGTCATCTTTCATTGCCTGTGCTAAAAGAGAACTTGTTAATAATCCTTCTTTGGCAAATAATTTTAATTGGGCCTGAGATAACCCAGTGGTTCTTGCCAAGGTAATCATAAAAGCACTGTTTGTTTCTATAATACTGCGGAATTCATCACCTTGTAATTTACCACTGGCCATTGCCTGACCAAGTTGATATATAGATGAGGCAGCACCTTGTGTGCTTGCACCACTCTTTAATAATGTTTTGTTAAAAACTTCAACAATAGTGGTTAAGTCACTTTGTTTAAGTCCTACTTGTTCAGCATTTAGAGCAAGTTTGCTATACAAATCAATTGTAGGAGCAAGGCCTTGTCTTGTTGCCAGAGATACTTTGTATAATTGATCATAGGTAGAATTTAATTCAGCAGTTGAATTAGTAACCAGTCTTAATTTATTATCCAGTGTCTGTATGTTGTTGACAAACGACACTGTTTCTTTCACAAAGAAGGCACCAGCCACAGCAGAAAATGCACTTTCAAGATTACCAAGACTTCTATTCAGTGCTGAAAAACTACTGCTCATTGCAGAAGTATTACTGCTGACATTTCTGTTTAAGTTTGATAAAGAACTTTGGATAGAACTCAGCACTGGGCTGGCTTTATCTTCTGCTTCAATCGTTATTTTAATATTTTCTGCCACGGCTTACCTTCCTCGTTTTTTTGTTTCTTTATTCTGTCGTTCCTGTTCATACCTATAGTATGCGGCCCACATTCGAAACTCCAGAGAGGAAATTTCTAAAATCTCTTCCAGGGACTTACCCAACTCTTTGGCTAAAAACATCATAAACCATAGGTCGGGGTCCCTTTTTAGTTTTTTTCTATTTCACTCACCTCGGGCAAGTCACCACCTGACAATACCCTGCTAATTTTTAACACCACAGTAGGATCACTGTCGTTCATCAATGCGTCTTTGTCGTATTGACTGAATAATGGTTTGCCTTCTGCGTTTAAAGCCTTTGATAGTACAGTTTGAACTAATGCCTCAACTGATTTACCTGCCTGGGCAAGTTCAACAATTTTGCTTTCTGTTTTTAAACTGTGTATCTCACGATAGTAGATATCAAAGCCCCATTCTTCACAGGTATACTTTTTTAATTCTCCACTAAGTTTGCTTTGAAAATGCTTTTGTGCTTGTTCAATTGGTGAAAGTTTTACTTGACTCATTTTTTAACCTTTTTCTCTATAGTTGATATTGCGGCTCTAATCCCTTGATTAACAAAGCCATTGGGTGCTTGACGAGAATAGCCCTTCTCCAATCTTTCAATGTAGGGAACAGTGTTCTCTACTACTGCTTGATTGCGTTGTTGCCATCCTCGTCTTGCGGTTCCAGTTAGAATTGGAGTTCTAACTGATATCTCTTTACGAACCTCAGCCATAAGATCATTTTTAACAGTGGCAATTGCCGCCTGGATAGACGGCAATGTAAAGTCTCCAACAATCTTAATCTTGAGTTCCATTATGCGCCGTAATTATTTGCGGCTGCTGCTGTCAATGCGCCTGAACCTGTAAAGGAAACACTTGCAGTGGTTAAGCCGTCGTAACTGGCTGTGATAGCCCACTCAGTCACAATGATTGTGCCACTGAATTTAGTTGTCACAACACTAACATCTGGAAACAATTCAATTCCTATTGCTGTATCAGTGCTGGGGTTTAAAGCCGAATTGACCTCTGATGAGACTGAGTCATCAAAGATGATTTCCATGCTGCCACTCCAAGACTCAAGACCTTTCTTGTGGGTGCGGAAACTATCACCCATAGATGTGTCTTCTACTGTGTCACGGCTGTGACTGATGTTCCATGAACGAACTTGTGCCACTGCGGCGTAGGTTCCTGCTCCATCTACTAATTTAACTGCTCCGTTACTACCTTCATATGATGCCATAATTATTCTCCTTGTTGATTAATTGGCGGGTTGGTTGGAGGAACTTCCTCCTGAACAACTTGCTCTACTTGAACACTCTGTTCAATAACCTCAGCAATGGCAGTTATCTTAGCCTTGCTGGGCTTTTTTGGACTGGCGTTAGACACTTCAGTCCAACCCTGCTCCAAAAACCTTGATAGATATCGTTGTTTGACTTTGTCAACAACTCCATCCTTTGTAATTTCTATTAGCATTAGTTTGCTCCTTTGGTATAAGCATATCTTACCTCAACTACCATCACGACTTCTGCCAAAGGGGCAAGTCTATCTGGCACAGTGATTTGTGTCACTCGAGTAATCATATTTTTATTGCTTGTGCCTCTTGTTCTATCTAAATCAAGAGTTTCTTCTATTCTTTCAATCATGTCATTTTTTAATTTGTCCAGTGCAACACCAGCACCACGAACAAAAGTTCTGATTGTGTATTGTATCACGCCTTGACGAAGAACAGCCATGCTGATATCTTGACGTGTTTCATTACCTGTGGCTACAAGTATGGCAGGGAATTGTGTTATTGCTAATTTTTCAACATCAAAAGGATCTCTGGTAACCAGCACAGGCTTTGGGTCACGCATATCCTTCAACACATTAACAATGTTGACGGCAAAGTCTTCACGTAAACTCATGGCTTACCTCTTTAGACGACCGAAATAACTTGGGACCTTTTCTGAATTGGCAACAGTATTGTCGTCGTTAATATCATACTCAACCCCATCACGTATTACAAGATCTATTTCTTCTGCAAACATTTTTTTGTAATAATCATATTTGATTTGAAATACATCCAAATTAGGTTCAAACTTTGATAGGCGTGGGAAAATATAATATCCCAAGGCGTGATAGACTGTTGCTCTTGTTAATTGACTATCTGTTAAAAGTGTGGAGTTCATTTCAGCATAACGGTAGTTCATAACAGTGATGTCATAACGTCCTACCTGGGCTGTGGGCCACCAATGGATACGGAGGTATCTTTCAACGTCTGCTTGTGCCTTAGTAAGGGCATCATCAAAGTTGGATAATCCGTAATTGAGGATATCAGGTTCATACGCCTGAATATCAGAAATCGTTGCAAAAGCCATGTGGGCCTCCTTAAGTCCTACCAAAGGGTGAATGTTGTGAGAGTCCTTCTCTCACAGTTGTATTTATTAAAGACAAAAAAAATGACTCACATATTTCTATATGAGTCATTCGACTGCCAGGTCAATTATAGGAATTTTCAAACATGCCGTGAATGACATTACTGCCTTTCACATTATTATTTATCAATTAAAAAGAAAAAGGGCCAATTAAGACCCTTTTCCCAGACCTAAGTCTGTCCGACTCACTCCCGGCTTATTGATTACTCAATGCTTGAGTCAAAGATTGCACGAACGCCAGCATTGTCATACAATTCGCCAACACCGTAGATTGCTGAACCAACAATATCATAACCACGTGCGGCGGCTTGACGTTGTGTCTCAATTGAGATGTCTTTCATAATTGCAAGACCTAATGCGTCTTTGTGGAAGATACCACAAGCATAGTCACCTGCGGCACCAGTGCCTGTTTCTAATGGAACAAGACTTGACTGATATACTGGAACGCCGCCCAACATACCCATAAAGCCATTTTCCAACGCACTGTTACCAATAGCACTTGCTGGGGCAGCAAATGTAGAAGTTAATGTGCTGGCCACGTCATACGCCACGTTAGGGTGTAGAACAATAGCACAATCACTGCTGGTGTCGTAACCTTGGCTACGCAATTTAGCAATTGCTTGGAATAGCAATGCTGGAGTTGCTGTTGTGGTAACACCACCAAGTGTGTTGGTAGAGAAACTCATGAACAATGCCATTAAGTCTGTGTCAATTTTTCTGGCTATGGCCTCTCCAAAAAGTCTTCCCAAGTCACTAACAACATTGCTGGCACTGGCCATCATTGCTAAGTCAGAAACTGTGGCAAAAAGACCGGCTTCAGCAACCGTTAATGTAGCACCGTCTGTAGATACAGTGGTGCTTGAAGGGGCTGTTGCTTCTGTTAAGGCTGCGGCCGTAACTTTTGGATAAATCGGTACGGTGACCGTTTTTCCTTGTCCTGCGTTTATTGTATAGTTGCGAACTAATCCACGCATGATGGATTTTTCTGAAGCAACAAAAAGTGCTTCTGCGGTTATTGACGGTAAAAGGTCATTGAGGGTGGTTGTATTGGAAACTGCCATGTTAAGGCTCCTTTAAGGTTAGGTTAAATTGTTTGCTTTTCTATATTCTTTATAGATAGCACGATCTTTTGGATTATTCATATCCAGTTTACTAATGTCAATCTTACCCGTCACACCTGTTGACTTGCCAACTCCGCCTCCACTGCCACTGCCACTTGGTCCTGCGGACACAAAATGTGGATTGGTTGTGAGAAACTCATTTACTAAGTCATCTACAGTCATTAAACTTCCGGAATCAGTGTATCTTGCACCACCATTATCATCAACGATTTCAACATCACCTCCGTCTGATAAACGAATTTGATCTTTTAACAATCTCACCACTTGTTGTGGATTAACTGCTCGTCGACTTGATGCGGCATTCAACAATGAACCATCTACCTTGATAGATTGTAATTGGTCTTGTAACTGCTTGATAGTTTGATCTTTCTTTCCCACAGTATCCTGTAAGACTTTTTCGAAATTTCCACGTGCCTTTTCCTGCTCAATTTGAATTCCTTCTTCTTTTGCAGTTAATTCACGATACTTTTCTATATCAATACCTTCAAACTGTTTTGCGAACTTCTTACGTTCTCTATCCAGTCGTTCCTTGACAATTCTGTCAATATCTTCTTGGGTAAAACTTTCACTAACCTGGTTCTCTTGGGCACTTGTGCGTTCAGATGGTTCTCCAGTAACCGTATTGTCTTCAATCATATAACCTCCTTAATAGGTGAAGAAGTAACACCATCCAGATAATTCTGTAATAGTAAGATATTTATCATTGAGAGAAATATCTTACGTTGTTTTGATTAGTATTTCTTTCCAGGCGTTTTTCTTTTTTTGCGATTTGTCTTGGTTCGCATTCCTCTTTCTGGTAAACTTCTCATGATTACTTTCCTTTTGTAAACTTGCCTTTCAACTTCTTAGGTGCTGCCTTGCGAGCAACACTTAATGCAATGGCCACAGCCTGCTTTTGAGGGCGTCCTGATTTGATTTCTTTTCTTATATTGGCACTGATAGTTTTAGCACCATAACCTTTTTTAAGTGGCATCATCTTCTCCATATATTTGCCCGGATATTTCTGCTCTTCTCTTTTTAACAAGATGAAAAATAGCCAGTAATTGTTTGCGGGCTCGTTTGCCTGCTTCGTGATTATGCTTGGTCATGTACTTTTCGTTTTCACGATAGTAATTTTCCACAGCAGTTAATAACTCTTTGTGAACCTGAGTTGGTTTTATTTTATACTTGAATTCCTCTATGAGGTCCTCAACAGGTGCTTCAATAAAATTAGGATCTGTCAACATGATTTCCTTTAATTATTTCTGGCTGCGGCTGCACCTGCGGCAATGATATCATCTAATGTGATTTCTGGATGTAATGCCAACATTTGTTCATTGGTATAACCTTCCATTAACATTGCTTGTAAATGCTCTTCACGATTGGCATCAGTGGTTACAGGATGTTCGTTTTGTTGTTGTTGATTTTCAACGGGAGGAGTAACGGCGGATTGTGCTTCGCCATTGACAAGTTCAATGTCAATCTCTTGAACAAGTTCTTCAAACCTGTCATCATCGTCAACAAGAATTCGTAACATCTGTCTTTCAATTTCTTCATTTACTATTGCACTTCTTGGTGCTGAATCTTTAGCAAGTTTCAACATATTCATATCATTGTATTTGTCTTGAATGTTAAAACTATCAGGGTAGTCAATTGAACCATCCCATACACTACCTTGCCAACGAGCATAGAGTCTCCAGATATTTTCTTCTGCAAATTCTAAATTGTCTGCACGTTCCGCAAGTTTCGCATTCAAAAGTTGGAACTCTGTAGCAAGTGCCACGCCCGAAAGTCTGCGTGATTCAATTGAACGAATGCCACCCATGTAGGCCATGCGATCGATACTTTCAATTTTATGTTTGAGACTGTTTAGCAATCCATCAATGCTGGCGCCACTTGGTTGCAATAGGAAAGGTTTTAATTCTCCATTGAGATCTTCTGGCATGGTAATAATTGCACCAGCACCTGCGGCAGCCTGTGTAGAATTAGTTTTAACCAATGAGGGATGATTAGTCAATCTCAATAACTGTTCTGCCTCACTTAGTTCTCCATATATGGCACGTTGCATATCAGCCACGTCACCCACATCACTAATTCCCACACCTCTATGCGGACTGCGTTGACTGTAAACGCAAACAGCAGGCACAGTGCCTAACACATTAGGAACTTCAAACTCCATAACTGTGTCATTAGAGTTTTCAACATCAACACTGATTACTTGAATTGTGTCTTGAGTGTAAATTCTATAAGTGTCACGACCATCTTGACGTCCTTCATAGACTTTCAAATATGTCAATACATAAACGCCATTAGGCTGACGACGATACTGCCAGTCAAATACATTTTCTGGTGTGTAGATTGAAATATAAGGACGAATGCCTTGCGATAATTCTTCAGCACGAGTATAGGCTTGACTTTGTGGTTTATCAACTACCACCCAAGTATGTCCATAGACACTTGAGAAAGTTGAAACATCACGCATCATGCTGTCAAAGGTTCTACCATCCAAATCAGCATCTTGTAAAAAATCATTTAATCCCGGATCATTAGTAATGCTGCCAAAGTCTCTCTTAGGTGGCTTACGATATAGAAAGGCGTTGTAAATTGCCACAATGGCCTTGACGTGATTGTCTAAAGGAGTGTTTATTAGTCGATCGTCGTACTCACCTTGACTTTCCATTTGATAGCCTTGTAGGTATGCACCGTCTCTGTAGTCTTTTGATCCTACATAACTGTCAATTAGAAATTTCCAATAATCGATATAGTTGTTATATAGGTCATTTCTTTTTGCTAAATCTTGATTGTAACTCATTAAAATTTCCTTGAATGTGGTCGGGTGCCAAATGTCCAACGGGCTGGCTCTTCTGCCTCGTGTATAACCTTGATTGGGTATAGATAGTCAATCAAGTAACCTATTGCGTCCGAAAAATGGTCCAAACCACTGTCTTTATCAATTTGATTGGATCCCTCTTTATATGTCAGCCTGCCTATGCTGTCTATGGCATTTTTACACTTGGGATGAAAAAATAATGATCTCTCACCTGCGGCATTTTTTAGTTTTGTATTCACAGCATTAACACGATCTCTAACTGGCGTATGGTATGAACGCACCTTGACATCAAAGCCTGCATTGACAAGAATACTCAAGTCAGTTTTACCACCAGCACTGGTCTTTTTTTGCTTGGAGGCAGGATCAGGCATTACAACAACTCTACTGTAAGGATACCTATGCTTGATTTCATCAACCATCTCTTCAGTAGAACTTCCCCTCAACATAATCTCGTCATAGATATAGATTTGTTTGTCCTTGACTTGTGCTACCACAGCAGTCATAGGGTTGTAGTTAAAATCCATGCCGATAGTGATGACGCCTGTATCAGGCTGGGGCAATTCTTTGACATTCTCATTGTAGTCAAAATTATAATAAACCATTCCACTATAAGTGTTGAAGGTTGCCATATATTCTTGTGCAAAAGTTTTAGGATCGAGATCCCTCTTGGCTGATTCTACTTCTTCTTCGGGAACATTCCCGCCTTGAATTGTTGTGAAAGTCCATGACTTCCAATCTTTCTGATGCTGTGCAAATGTGTAAAGTTCGTGACTCCATGAACCTACTCCACGGGGAGTGCCACAAAACAATGCTCTACCTTTTTTATCACTTAGGCAAGGACGACATACTTCAGTCCATGCTTGTTTAGGAATGTCTTGAAATTCATCAAGAATGATAAAGTCAAGACCCACTCCTCTCAAAGAATCAAAATTATCTGCGCCCTTGAGAGCAATGATACTTTTATTCTTAAGGCGTATGGTTAGTTCCGCCTCATTTTTTGTTTCTATCCAACGCAACTCACTTAACTTGTCCACTAACTGAATCCACCAAATCTGTTTAGCCATGCGATATGAAGGACAAATTGCCCAACAGATGCTACCTGGCTTGGTGGCCGCAGCCTTACACAACTCTCTAATAGAAAGATGTGTTTTGCCAAAACGCCTGCCCGTGATCAAAACTTTGAATCGGCTTTGATCATCAGCAACAGTTTTTTGCGGACTACTTAACTTCATTAGATATATTCCAATGCCTTGGCAAAGATTGCCACAACTACTGATCCAACTATCACAGTAAAGATCCACCATAGTCGTGAATCCATCTTGTCTACTTGCTTAGCCATGGAAGCCATGTCTTTTTCAATGTGGAAAAGATGATTCTCTTTGATTATCTTGATTTCTTGAGCAAGTTCTTTCAGTGTCATTTGTCACCATCCTCTTCAAGCCAAGGTAGTGGTGATGTATTGTTGAGGTCTTCAATAGAATCTTTCTGTCCGAGATACTGTTTGCCCAACCACACCAACATACGGCTATCGCCATTGAGTGCTTTTTCAAACTGTGCTCTGCGTAGGCTTTTCTTACCTACACCTCGACCCTTTTCAATTAAGTCACCAAAGTGTTTGGCAATGCTGGTATGACTGACGCCCACAACATCTGCTATTTCTCTCGTGCTACATTGAATACAGGCTAATTTCCAGACTGTTTCTCTGTCTACTTCGGCTATCTTATTAGGACGGCCCCTTTTAGGTGCTTGTTCTTCCATACTCATTATTCCTTATACACTGCGGTTCTTAACTTTGATTCTAAAATTTCGCCTGTCTGTCAATGAGCCTGAAGTTGTGATTGTGTTTGTGATTGTGTAAACTTTGCCTGCGGTGCCACCACTTAATTTAATAATTGTAGTGTTACCTGAATTTGTTGTTGTTACACTGGTAACGGGTGAGGCGTCGCCAGAGATTGTTGATATTGTCCATGTGCTGGTAGAAATGGTTGTGCTTGTAGGCAACCATTCACTCCAATCAAGAGTATAACTTAATATGGCACTTGGGTCTTTATCGATATAAGCACCGTCGTTATCTTGTAAAAAACCTGTTAATGTAGCCATTACGTCTCCTTTAAATATTTATTAGAATTCATTATTACGATATTAAAGTGCGAGTCTCATTGGCTACGACTCTACTTCTTGTTTCTGGTAACACCATCATGTTACCACTTTCAGATAATATCTTTTGATTTCTTGTTTCTTTTAATACCACAAAGGTATTTGTTTCTTTATCTATGTAATAGACATCACCAAGTATGAGACCAGCATAGGTGGCTTGTATGTTAACATTGCTGGTTAAATTCACAGTGCCTCTGGTTGTTAATACTGTATTAGCAGTCACAGTCATTGTGGAAGTTAGATTGCCTGTGCCTCTGACTATGGTTCTACCATTGGTCACTGCACCAAGCACAATATTAAGATTTGCGTTAGAAGTAACCTGTGCTGATACTGTGACGGTGATGCTTGATGTTAATGAACTGCTGTTGCGAATTGTTAACTTTGGCGTGGCAGTTTGAGTTAAGGTAATTGTAGAATTGAGACTGCTTCTGGCTGTTCTTTTTGCCTGTGCAGTGATGCCCACAACCGCAGTGACATTGGCACTGCCTAATTTGGTTACCTTAGCCGTGCCAGTTAATGTGGCACTTAATAAATTAACATTGGCACCAAATACAAGAAAGCCTCCAGTGGCAGTTAAAGACATTACTAACTGAGGATTACTATTGCTTCTTTGTATTAACCTGCCATTGGCAGTTAAAGACGTTGCCAACTGAAGATTACTATTGCTTCCTTGTAATAGACTGCCAACAGTTGTGGAACCTAATACAACATTTGTTGAGGCGCCTGCATCAGCCACATAGACAAAATATCCATCCGGTACGTAGTAGTCATCATCAATGTAATATAGATCTGCCACTTACTATCCTTATGTCAGTGACCACTGAACCAAACGGTCTATGTTCTGTCCTACTACATAAATTTTACTGCCATTGGCAGCAATGTCCATACCAAATGCCTGATGATCCACATTCAATATGTTTAGTGTGTTACCAGTATCAAAGGTAGCAGTTGAAACATCCCATGCTGTGCCTAATGTATATTGAGCAATCAAATCATTGCCCTGTCCCAACACATACATTTTAGTGCCACTGTTGCCAAATGCCAGTGCTGAGGGTGTAGTGACTTCTCCAGAAACTAATACATTTACTGTGTCATAACTGGCAGTTGAAATGTCCCAAGCAGTTGAACAACTGTATTGAAATACTCTACTGGCGCCTTCACCTACTACATAGAATTTAGTTCCATCATCTTTAAATGCTATGCCAGTTGGGAAACTTTCCTGTGTGGTTACTGAGAATGATTTAGTAGCATAGGTTGCTGAAGTAATCAACCAAGCAGTTGATAAAGTATATTGGTAAATGGTATCACTGGTAGTGCCAATGACATACATCTTAGTGCCACTGTCTCCAAATGCCAAATCTTGTCCGTTGGCTTCCTGTGTGCCAACACTGATATATCTACCTGATGTATAACTTGTGGTATTGATATCCCAAGCAGTAGAGCAGGAATATTCATAAACACGGTCATTGCCTGAACCAAGGAAGTAAAACTTAGTGCCATCTGTTCTAAACTTAATGCCTACTGGTGTGCTGTCATTAGTGCCCAGTCTATAGTTGTCTGTGGTGGCAAAACTGCTGGTGCTGATATTATAAGCAGTGCCAATGTTGAATGACCAAACATAGTCATAGGTTGTGCCAACCATAAAGAATTGTGTGCCATTTGGTCTAATATAAAATCCTGTGGCATTGGTTTCATAACCACCAACGGTGCTTAAATTATATAATACACTGCCATAACTGGCAGTTGAAACATCCCAAGCAGTAGATAAAGCATATTGGTAAACTGTTGAGGTTTGATTCATAATATACATCTTGGTGCCTGAATCAGCAAATCTAACACTCTGTGGCTGACTTGCCTGTGTAGTCACTGAGAATGATTTGGTAGAATAGGTAGCAGTTGAAACATCCCAGGCTGTTGATAATGTGTATTGATGAACTGTATCCAATGTGCTACCAACAACATACATGATGGTGCCATCATCTTTAAAATCAACCGCAGTAGGCACAGTTTCACTTTGACCCATTACAAAACTCTTACTTGCGTAGGTTGCTGAACTTACTAACCAAGCAGTAGATAAAGTATATTGAAATACAGTATCCTGTGCTTGACCAACAATATACATCTTGGTGCCATCACTGCTGAATGCCAATCCATTTGCTGATGTTTCTTGCGTGGCAACTGAAATAAATGTTGAGTAACTGGCTGTGAACACATTGTAGGCAGTGCTTAAAATGTATTCATTGACACGGTCATTGCCAGTGCCTACCACATACATTTTTAAGCCATCATCTTTAAAATAGATTTCACTTGGCGAGCCCTCTTGATCACCTATACGAGCAGTGCCTGTAAATCCAGTAGTGGCTGTGCTGAGATTCCAACTTGCTCCAGCAGGAGTTGCGCCTGCTCCTCCGCCACCCATATAATATGTTGCTGATCTTGCGGCTCCAAACATTATGCAAATCCTTTTGCCAATGAGGCGTAATAAGTAGTGCCAATATAACTTACAGTTAAGATATCAATGCTGTTGGCTGTTGTTGTTAATGTTTTACTTGCACCAGCAAA